CGTAAGCTATAGCTCATCTAAAAAGCATTGCATGAGCATGGATACTTACGAGATCTGGATTGAGAGCTTCAATGTAGACAAGTTCGAGTCTCGCAGACTTACCTTCTGGTTCCGGTCTTGCAAAGATCGCTACGACTGTAAAGAATACCAGCAGGTGATTCGCTACTTCAGGCCTTGTTACATGAAGGACTGGTATGTCACAGAAGATGAAGCTGTTGCAATCTACGACAAGCAGTGCAAGAGGGTAATGTCTCGTTACATCAGCACTAATGGCAGGAACAAGACTTTCAAGTCGTATGAAGCTAAGAAGCTGGCAGTCAGCATAGCAAAGAAGCATCGTGGCTACAAGCGCATTAAGATAGAAGACGTGAATGCTATCTCGCTGAGCATAGACTTTCTTGGCAAGAAGCACATCGTCATCGACTTGAATCGCAAGCCGAGCAAGAATGCTTCTATCAAGCTAGTGATTGACAAATAGTAGAAAAACTTAAAGAATTTTGGCATTCTCGTGGTCTTCGGGCCCCGATTGTGTTATAATGTTCTTGTAAGGGAAAAAGGATCCCGAATCAGATAGCTAGGAGGCACAAAATGATCGACAGGAACTTCGATAGCATCAAGGCAGCAGCAGAAAACAACGAGAACGTCCTTCTTTGCCGTGTATCAGAAGGTTGCTACAACGTCATCTTTTGTAACGAGCTTACTTTCGTCAAGTACAATGGTGACAAGCTGGTCTTCAAGATGAAAAATGGCAAGAAGGTAGAAGTAAAGCGTGGCTACCTTGACAAAGCAGAGCTTCCTCGCAAGTACGATCCGTTCGCTTACTTCGTGGCAGTTGACAACGGTCTCACTTCTAGGAACGACTTCATTCGTGGCATCTAGGTGCTTAGCAACTAAAGAATCATGAGTCCTCAGAGAAGGAGCAGTAGAGATGGCACAGTACAAGCAAGTTAACTTCTTCAGCACCACAGGCAACGGAAGCGAGAGGCTGTTCTCCAAGAGCGAGATGGACTGGGATGACATAGCAGTAATAGTCGAAAGCATGGGATTTGACGTAGAAGATGTCAGGGAGTTCGGTTCTCCAGATGGCAGGATGAACATCAACATCTACTTCGACTGTGGTGACTAAAGTAGCATAAGCAGCATCAAAGTAGCAGCAAAAGCTTGTGAAGATTTTTAAATTCTCAAGCTTTTGTTGCTTTACTTGTGTTATAATGTTCTTGACAAAGGGAAAGGGAAGAAGAAGCCCTACCTCAGATGGAAAGGATTCCAAGATGGAGAGCATCAAGAACATCGTCACGGTTGGTCAGAAGGTCATTGCTCACAAGGGTGATTGCATAGGAATCATCATCAATGAGTCAAGCAAGGAACTTGAAGTCACAAAGGTAAACAAGAAGTCTTTCATCGCCGGTGGCATAAAGTTCACGCTCTGGAAGGTCACTGACAGGGACTCTATTGGCAATGTTCGCACTGATGGCAAGCAGAGTGCGATATTCAACTCTCAGCTTGATGGCAAGGTGACAATAGAGTTCTAAGGCATAGAACAAACACAGCTGGGAGACCATTAGTCTGGTCTCCCTTTGCTAGTATAAACAGGCAGTGCAGCAGATGCTGGCAAGTAGCTCTAGTACGCCATACTAGTCTCCTTTCGGGCAGCATCCTAGCCACTGTCTTTTGCTACTTGTCAGCATCCGCTGCACTGGCTTAAAATTCGGAGAAGGAGGTTAGCAGCGGATGCCGGTGAGAACAAGCAACAAGAAGTACAACAGTTCTTCAGCACATGAGATAGAAGACGAGAACGATCCAAGGTCTTACGTCTACTGGATGCAGCCCGACAATCTGGTGCTACTTGCAGGCTGGGCAAGGTCTGGCTACTCAGATGGTGACATAGCGCAGATGATGGGAGTGTCAATCAGCACATACAAGCGCTGGTTCGACAAGTACCCCAAGATTCGCAAGGCGCTCAAGACTAACAAAGAAGTGGTAGACTTCAAGGTCGAGAACGCGTTGCTGAAGTCAGCTCTTGGCTACACCACCAAGGAGTCTAGGGTTCTCATAATAATGAGGCATGGCAAGGTAGTCGAGACACAGCGCGAGACACTCACTCATGAAGTAGCTCCTCAGATAGGTGCAATAAGGATGTGGCTTCTCAATCGTCAGCCAGATGTCTGGAAGAACGAGAACAAGATGTCAATGGATGAATTGCTAGAAGACAGCAAGGTGCACATCAGCGTGACAAGAGCACAAGAGGGCAACTTAGCTACTACTTCTGAGTCAGTGCCAGACAAAGACATAGAGCTGAGGAGTGCAACTAATCAGGAGCAGAAGGAGTACATCAAGCAGAAGAAGCAAGAAGCTAAGTCAAAGCAAGCTAGTTCTGCCCCTCCACGCACTAAGATCTCTCGAAAACAGGTAGCTGAGGAGGACTTAGACTACTGGCCAGAGGACTGGGAAGATGGGGATTAAGACGATCGGTGGCATCTACCACAACAGCCCAACGGCATTCAGACCAGGTGGCAGAGTGAGAAGCACCAAGACAGTGTTGGAGATCAACAAGCCAGTAGCTTCTGCATTTGAAGACTTCGTGTTCAACTGGGACTACGAGCAGTACCTCTTAGTCGGTGGCTATGGTAGTGGCAAGAGCTACTCCATTGCAATCAAGCTGATACTGAAGCTTCTTGAGGAGAAGCGCAGGTGCCTGGTAGTCAGGCAAGTCTTTGGCACCATGAGAGACAGCTGCTTCAGCCTGATATGTGAGGTCTTAGACTCCATGGGGCTGCTAACTACAGATAGAAGCAAGTTCGGGCCTGACAGGTGCAAGGTGCTAGCCACTAAGTCAAGCATGGGATTCAAGTTCCCCAATGGCAGTGAGATAATCTTCAAGGGCATGGACAATCCCGAGAAGGTGAAGTCGATCAATGGCATATCCATAGTCTGGATAGAGGAAGCTTCAGAGGTGAAGTTCAGTGCATACGAGGAGCTTCTTGGTCGACTTCGCACTCCAAACGTCTCGATGCATTTCATTCTCAGCTGCAACCCAGTGAGCAAGAACAACTGGATATACCGCCACTTCTTCGCCTCGCTTGATGACAAGGGCATAGAGCATCCCATAGTGGACGAGCAGAAGTTCTACGAGAAAGGATGCTTGGTACATGACGGTGTGTACTACCATCACTCGACACCGAGTGACAACCCATGGCTTCCTTCTAAGTACCTAGCTCGTCTGAACCGCATCAAGAACTACGACGTAGATCTGTACATGGTGGCTAGGTGGGGTCAGTTCGGTGCTAACGGTGTGAAGGTGCTTCCTCAGCTCAGGGTGGTGCATCCTGGAAGGCCAGAGCAGAGGATCAGAGAGCGAGTCAGAAGGCTTGGCTATGAGAACATGTACTTTGGCTTTGACTTTGGCTTTGAAGAGAGCTTCAATGCTGTCATATCAATGTCAGTAGACATGGAGAAGCAGGAGCTGATAGTCTGGGACGAGGTGTACATGAACCACGTGACTGACCCAGACTTCGCAGCGTTGCCAGAGATGCAGAGAGTAAAGGAGAGGGTGCTTAGGTGCAGAGAAGCAGGAGCTAACAAGTCGATTGTCTGCGACAGTGCTGAGCCAAAGGCAATTCAGTACTACAGGCAGATTGGCTTCCCAGTAAGAGCAGCAAACAAGTTCGCAGGGTCAAGGCTAGAGAGCACGAGGAAGGTGAAGAGGTTCCAGCGCATCTACGTGATGCCGGAATGCATCAACACCATTCGAGAGCTCAAGGACTTGACTTACGCTACAGCCAAGAATGGCGACATTGTCCATGATCAGTTCAGCATAGATTCGCATAGCTTCAGTGCAATCTGGTATGCACTGGACCAAGTGACAGTAGCAGACCTGAAGGACAGGAAGTACTACTCGAAGAAGGGAAACTAAAGATGGTCGATCCAACTGTAATCGGCTATCTCAGCACATTCATAGCAGCTATCATATCAACTGCTGGTGGTGCAGCATTTGCTTATGCTTGCGCAGTTACCAAGCAGCTCAGAGAAGAGAAGAAGTTCAGTCAGCGTCACAAGGAGATTACAGACAGAGCACTGTGCCTCCTTCTCAGAGGACAGCTAATTGATGATGCAGAGAGGCTGCTATCAGATGGATGGGCCGGGATAACTAAGCGAACTAATTGGGAGCAGGAGTACCAGATGTACGAGGAGCTTTGCACCATCAGTGGCACAAAGAACCACGTCATCGATGACATAGCAGACAGCATATCAAGTCTCCCTACTAGCAAGCCAATTCATAAGGAGGACAAATACAATGGATGACAAGAACAACTACCTGCTTCCTGACAAGGCATACGGAGTGCTCAAGTGGCTGGGCCTCATCGCACTTCCAGCTATCGCGGTGTTCATCAACGCAGTAGGTCCGGCTTGGGGCTGGCCTAACACCGACGCGGTGGTGCTCACTCTGAACAGTCTCGGGGTGCTAATCGGTGCCCTTATTGGAGTTTCTCAGGTGAAGAACAGCAACGCTTCTACTAGTAATAGCAACAATGGCTGATGACGACAAGAGCAAGAACATATGGGCATAAGCAAGGAGGACTGAGATGGCTTTGGACGAAGAGGGCAAGGTCATTGAGGCTGAGCAGAATTCGACTGAAGTCATCTCAGCTTTCAATCGAATCCCGTACAGTCTGATCAGTCAGGAGGCAACACGTCCAGCACGTGACATCCTGGCAGAGTTCACCGAGATTGCAAAAGACTACAAGGTGTATGAGAGGGGAGCTTCATTCTTCACTGAGGGAAGCAACGGTGACTACATTCCATCTAACATGCACTACAAGATGTCAGCTTCTCTGATTGACAAAGAGGCAAGGTTCTTGTTCGCCGAAGCACCTGACATTTCAGTGACTGACTCCTCTGACTCTGCGAAGCCAAGTGAGGATGCTAAGCAAGTGCTTGACAACATCAATTGCATGATTCAAGCTATCTTCAAGGAGAACATGTTTGATGGTCAGCTACTCAAAGCAGCCAAGGACTGCTTCATTGGAAAGCGAGTAGCTTGCTTAGTCAACTTCAATGATGATGGTGTTACGATCAACTTCCTGCCTGCCACTCAGTTCATCTACGAGTACAAGCTTGGCACGAAGGAGCTTGAGAAGTTCGTAGCGTTCATCATTGTCAGGGATGCGATCAACCTGTCTGACAGGAAGATTTTCATGAAGAAGTACCAGCTAGTGGAGCAGCCTGCTGGCCAGGATGACAAGGTGTACTTGACTGAAGCAATGTATGACGGAGGAGGCCATCTCCTGGAGCAGTACGAGGAAGACCAGGAGCTCATGATTCCGTTCATTCCTGCAGTGGTGATTCTGAATGACGGTCTGACTGGTGACATCTATGGCAAGTCTGAGATTGAGATCCTCAAGGACTACGAGTCTTGGTATGCAAAGCTTGCCAATGCAGATGCAGATGCAGAGCGCAAGTCTATGAACCCGATAAAGTACACGGTTGACATGGACAGCAGGTCTACTAAGAACCTCTCCACTGCAGCTGGTGCTTACTGGGACCTTGGCTCAGACCAGAACCTGGACCATCCCTCTCCTTCAGTCGGTAGCATCGAGTCCAACATGGCTTACAGTGGCGCGTTGAAGACTACATTGGATCGCATCAAGACTGTCGGCTACGAGCAAGTGGATGTCCCCAACATCACCCTCGAGTCTATGACTGGTGCAATCACTAGTGGCAAAGCTCTCAAAGCTGTATACTGGCCACTGATAGTCAGGTGCAAGGAGAAGATGAAGACATGGGGACCGCAGCTCGAGAAGATGGTGCGTCAGATCATCGACTGTGCAATGGCTTTTCCGGAATGCATAGCAAAGTACGTCAATGGCCCGGTGTACGGTGTGCCATACGAGATTCACGTTGAACAGAAGCTTCCCCTGCCAGAGGATGAGGTCGAGGAGAAGACTATGGACCTCTCTGAGGTGCAGAGCAACACCATGAGTCGCAAGTCTTACATGAAGAAGTGGAGGCAACTCACGGACGAAGAGGTGCAAGACGAGCTAAATCAGATGGCACTAGAGAGGCAGCTCATTGATGACGCTTCTTTTCCGACTGTGGACATGAGCTCGACTGGCGAGCCTTACAGCGAGGAGCCAGACGAGACAAACGTGCTTCAGTCTTAGAAGCAGCAAGAGGGTGCTCAAGAGGTGCAAGATGCTAAGGATGATGCAGAGTCAATGTTTGGGTAACTCGTGAACCATTCTGAGAAGCTCCAGGATGACATCTGAAGACTTCAAATCAAATTGATGGGTATTTATATATCCAAAAATTTCAGGGGCCTCAGATGACCTCTGGTTAATTCGAAGGGAGGGGACATGGCAGGAGTAGTAGACAAGTCGGTGTTCGCCAAGGCTAGCTCCATCAAGGATGCGCTCAGCAAGAAGGAAGCGAAGGAAGTAGCTGACCTCTACAAGGACTGGGCTGGTCAGATAGGAGAGCTAGCAGACTACTACGACAAGAAGCCAGTCCCCTCAGCAGCAATACAGTCTCAGTACTACCAGCAGCTGAAGAACCAAGTCACCGAGTGGTCTAAGCAGGTGACAAGTGGCGTATACGACAAAGCTGGAAAGAGCATGAACATAGTTGCTGATGCTGTGGTAGCTGACAATGCCAAGTGGATGTCTGGCTTTGGGTTCTCTGACAAGGCAATTGATGCAGCATTCAGCAACATCCCGCAGAGCACGGTCAACGCACTCCTGACTGGATCTGTATATGGCGGGACTGGAAGCTGGTCTCTAAGCAAGGCTATCTGGGGAGACAACCAAGACACTCTGAAGCATGTATATCAGATAGTAGCTCAGGGTGCAGTGATGCAGATGCCTACTGGTGACATTGCAAGGAAGCTTGAGCAGTACGTGAATCCTGACAAGCAGTTCAAGTGGAACGGACCAGATGGCTATCCTCCGATCTATGGCAAGAAGGTAGACTACAATGCTCAGAGGTTGGTAAGGACACTGACACAGCATACATATCAGCAGAGCATAGTAGCTACTGCTAAGTCAAATCCATTGATCGAGAAGATTCGCTGGGTGTCAAATGGATCACGTGTTTGTCCACTTTGCATGGAGCGAGATGGCAAGGTGTTTTCAATAACAAATGTGCCATTGGACCATCCTAATGGAATGTGCGTCCTTGAGCCTGTGGTGAACTGGGACAAGCTAGATGAGCTGGCTGACTGGGTGAATGAGCCAGACGGCACCTATCCTTGGTGGGACAACAAGATGCAGGCATTCGGGTACAAAAAGGGTGGAATGCCTAAGTCTAGCATAATAAGCAACATGAAGAAAGTTGAGAAGGCAGCTAGCAAGATTGAGAACAAAGTTGCTAATGTGCAAGATGACTACAAGCTTTGGAGTGAAGACGTACTAAGCAAGATAAAGGACGTTCATAACTACGATGACTTGAAAGACACTGTCGGAGAAGATGCAGCTAAAGCATACATCAACTTCTACAAGATGCACAAGAAGGAGCTCAAGGATCAAGGATTCAATTTCGTTCAGGATCTGGTTGAGGGTCATCTCAATGGTGATCTGTATGGCAAGATTGACGCGGCTGAGCTTGACAGCATGCTTGCTTCTAAGTTCCCTGGCCTTAAGATTGGCAGCATAGAGGGCTCTGCAGAGGAAGTAGTCAAGAAGGTAGCTGAGAAGGCTGCAGTGAAGGCAGAAGCTGCTGCTGAGTCTGAGAAAGCTAAGCTTCCGAGCTTCAATAAGATCAAAGCAGAGCTTGCAGAAAAGAAGAAGCAAGCTCAGCAGGTTGTCAAAGAGTTTGAAGACAAGCTTATGTCAAAGGGCAAGCTTGGCGAAGGCAAAGTTCAGCTTAATTACATCAAGAAGTTTGATAAGCTTCTAGGGGAAGGCTACAATGCAGACGGAGCTTTGCAAAAGATAATCGGTGGCAAAGAGAAGTACTGGCATCAGCAATATTTGTATAATGACATGTTTCAGAAGCTTACTGGCTTTAGTTATTTGCCAAGCGATTGGTCTGAAGAGGATGCTGAGGCTGTAGCCAAGGCATACTTCAAACTTACTGGCAACGAGATTAAGAAGAATGCAGCTGGTGAGATTGACTATTTCTATGCAGAAAAATTCAAGAGCAAACTAGTCGAAGCTTTTATGAATGGTGATAAGAAGACACTTGCTAAGCTTGGCATAGGTGATGATGTCATTGACGAGGCAATCGAAGTTTTCACTAGCAAGTACTACTATGGATTCAATCCCATGGAAGCTAAGTGGTACAAAGACGCTTTGGCAGCTTTAGATGATGCAAATGACGCCTATAAGACTTTCTCGAAGACTGGTGTTCTTGGTGACATTGTCTCTGACAAAGCAGATGAGATTGCTAAGAAAGCTGCTAAGAAGGCTGCAGAGGAGGCAGAAGCTGCAGCAAAGGAACTTGCAGAGAAGCAAGCTAAGGCAGCTGAAAAGCTCAAGTCTTTCAAGGGTGCATTCAAGCAAGATGCATACACAGATGAGGCAAAGAAAGCTGCTAAGAAGTTTGCTAACAGAAGAGAAGCAGATGAATTCTATCGCAAGGGCCTTGACAAGACTTGGGAAGAGCTTACTGAAGATCAGAAGTTCGCAGTCTGGAAGTACACCGAGAATTCTAACCCGATGAACAAGGTACTTTCTGGCTATGCAAACGGTAGCTGGAACAGGAATGACTTTGTAGGTGTAGGCAAAGCAAACTGGCACACTGAAGATGACTGGCGCACATTAAGTACTTCAGCATTCAAGAAGAAGTTTGGCAAAGACGCTTATGGCCATATTGACCATGCAAAGGCAATTTCTGATTTGACTACAGCTATCGACCACACAGTTTCGAAGCAAGGAATGCATCTTCGTCGAGGTTCTGACACCAATGGTCTGGCTGGTCTTCTTGAAGGTGATTTGTTCAGCTTTGACCAAGCAAAGTCACTTTGCAAGAAGTCTCAGTCTGAAATGCAGAAGGCTCTAGTAGGTCAGGTGTTTGACAACCATTCGTTCATGTCGACTGGCATTTCTGAGGATGCTGGCTTCGAAGGCAATGTAAGCTATTCTATCTATGCGCCTAAGGGAACTCGTTACATCTATGCTGAGCCACAAAGCTACTATGGCAATACAGTAGGTGAAGAAGAGAAGATATACAAGGCAGGTCAAAGCTATAGCTCGGTAGGGTCTGAAGCTGAGATCATTCTTCAGAGAGGAACTTCTTTCAGAATTACGAATGTAAAGAAGTTCGGATCAGACATTCATATAGACATGGAAGTAGTTGCTCAGCCAGACTACTTCAAGACAGGATACGAGCAAACTATTGATGGTGGTGCTACTGTCTTTAAACATTAGTTTACAAAAGATAGAATATGTATTATTATATTTATAATATCCGTAACCGGGGCAAATAGGCTAGCAGCTTTATAATAGCATAAAAGGAGAGAAAATGGCAAATGATAAGCGTGACTATGGTCCTATGAAGGGGTCTTTTCCTAACCCAAAGACAATTCAGTGCAGAGATTGCACATACAGAGACAAGACAGTCCTTGAGCTTGGAGATGACATAATTCCAGTTGGTGTGACAAAAGACATCTGTGAAGTGTACAATGGCGAAGAAGCTGGGCATAAGCCGCATGACGTGCTTTTCAATCTGGTAGATTGTGAGTTCAAGGAGACTGACAGTGAACAGGGATGAGTTCAAGGACAAGGTAGCTGGTGCGGTGTATGGCTTCATGATTGGCGATGCCATGGGAGCTACAACAGAGTTCATGAGCCGAGATGATATCGAGTCTATCTATCCAGACGGAATTCACAATATCATTGGCGGAGGTGCATTTGGCTGGGATGCAGGTGAGTGCACGGATGACACGCAGATGAGCTGGTGTATCATGAAGGTGCTAACTGATTGTCAGTCTATCTTGCATCTTGATAGCTTGCATTTCAAGTTCATGGTGGCTGAAGAGTTCGTCAATTGGTATGACTCCAAGCCAAAGGACATCGGCAAAGCATGTGCAAACGGGATTGCTTACTATAAGAAGATGCATGGTTTCCTGCCTGACAATGACGACATTCTTGGCAATGGGGCGCTGATGAGGGCGATGCCTTGTGCATTGGTCGGTCGAGATGACTTGAACATGTCTCAAGCTGACATCACTCATCCGAATGACACGAACCGTCGAATAATTATGGAGTATTCTAAGCTCCTACAAGACTACATTATGGGTAATTACTCATCTAATGAGTCAAAGTGTCTCAGAAGCTCTCTGGTTAATTCACAGGGGTATTCAGAGCCAACCGGGTATGTGATCGACACCATCGCCAATGCAATCTACTGGAGTGACAAGCCGACGTTCAGGGAGTGCATCATAGGTGCGGTCAATGACGGCGGTGACGCTGACACCATAGCAGCTATCGCCGGGTCACTGAGTGGCGCGAGGTTCGGTCTGAAGCAGATCCCGTGCAAGTGGGTAGGTCAGCTCAAGCCCGAGTGGAAGAGCCGAGCCGGAAAGTTCATCAACATGGTGAAGTCTTATGCAACAAATTCTTACTTTGATGTTTACAATGATGTCGCAAAGGTTTATAATATTTAAAGAGGTGGAGCAATGCTCTGCCTTTGTTACTTAGAATGGCACGCAAACATGACTCGGCATTCTCCGGGACTAAGACTGAATGTTCACAGGGTCTATCAGTCACCCATGGTGTGTCAGAGAAGAGCTTAAGAATGACAGAAGTTGACAACCTTTCAGTGATGAGGACATGGCGAAGCGACAGAGCTTAAGTTCGTACCAGAGCAGGAAACTGGACAGAGGAGAATGGGAATGCCTAACCAGAGCAACAATCAGAACAACAATCAGAAGCCCGATGGCAATGCAAAGGGTCAGAACCAGAATGTTGAGCCGCAGAATCAGAACAATGCTAGTGCTAGCGGTGTTGGCGGTGGTGCTGGAGACGATGGTGGAAGCAATTCCGGAGCTGGTGATGGAGGAAGCCAGAACGGTGAGGGAAAGACTTTCACGCAGGATGAAGTCACCAAGATGATGGCTAAGGAGAAGCAGCAGGGTCGCAACTCGGCTTACAACAAGCTTGGCATTGACCCTGAGGACTCCGACCTCATTGCTAAGGTGGCTGAGTTCGTCAAGTCTCAGCAGCCCAGTGGTGACGCGGCAGTTGAGGAAGCTAGAAAGAAGGTTGAGGAAGCTGAGGCTCGTGCCAAGGCAGCCGAGACCAAAGCTGAGCTTCTTGAAGCTGGCATCGTCACCAACTACGTGGATGATGCGCTTGTGCTCGTGAATGCTCGTCTTGATGAGGAGACTGACGTCAAGGACGCTATCTCCGAGCTCAAGAAGAAGTTGCCTACGTGGTTCACCACCACCAACCAGGGATCTAAGCAGTTCCGTGGCACCGGCACAAATCCGGCAGCAAACCAGTCTAGCCAGTCTGGGAATGCAGGCAATGATGACAAGGGTTCACTCGGGCATCGACTTGCTGCTTCTAGGAAGACGGCAAAGCCCAAGTTCTCCTATTTCGGAAACAAGTAATAGATGAAAGGAGCTAACATGCTCAACTACGACGGCATCTCCAAGGTGGCCGCTACTGCTCCTACTCAGATTCTTGCGAATGTCGAACTGCAGGAGTCTGTCGGATGCATCGTCCCGACGTCGCTTGGCACTGAGGTTGACGGCAAGAAGATCGCAAAGGCCGGCACCCCGATTCACATCGACCTTAGCAACCTTCAGACTCCGGCTGCTGCTGGGTCTAGCTCGTCTGCTGCGAATGCGGTGCTTCTTCATGACGTTGACGTCACCAATGGTTCGCACAATGGCACGGCGCTCATCTTTGGCTTCGTGAACATCAATCGCCTTGACTCTGACGTCCAGGCAAAGGTCACTGCTGGCATCAACACTGTTGGTGCTGTGTCCTTCTTCAAGGCTTAGTAGAAGGGAGAGACGACAATGCCTACTATCTTCGATCTTGTAAGGTCCAACGAGATCACCGCCTACTGGGAGGAGCTCAACAAGGATGAGGCTCCGTTCCTTGGTCAGGAGCTGTTCCCTGACTCAAAGAAGCGTGGTCTTAACCTTCAGTGGATCAAGGGCTCCCGTGGTCTCCCCGTGGTGCTCAAGACTTCCGCTTTCGATGCTGCTGCGATTCCTCGTCCCCGCATCGGGTTCGAGAAGCTCACGGCTCAGATGCCATACTTCAAGGAGTCAAGCTACATCGACGAGGAGCTTCGCCAGGAGCTGAACATGGTTCTTGAGACCGGCAACCAGGCGTACATCGACTCCGTGATGAATCGTGTGTTCGATGACGAGATCCGAATCCTTCGCGGTGCAGCTGCTGCTCGTGAGCGCATGCGCATGATGGCGCTCACCACTGGCGTGGTCTCCATGGCTTCTAATGGCCAGACTTTCACCTATGACTACGGTGTCACCCACAAGGGCAACGCAGCTATTTCTTGGTCTGACCATGCGAAGTCTGATCCCATCGAGGACATTCGCAAGGCTAAGGAGCTCATCCAGGACGAGACTGGGGTGGAGCTCACTCGAGCAGTCTGCGACGGTGCCACCTGGCGTCACATTCGCAACAACGACAGCATCAAGAAGTCTATCTTCGTTCTTTCTAACGGGCAGGCTGTCGTCTCTGACAATCGTCTGAGTGACTTCCTCGCAGAGGAGCTTGGCATCCAGGTCGTGATTAACGACAAGCGCTACATTGACGAGTCTGGAAGGACTGTCAAGTACGTGCCAGAGGACACGTTCGTGCTGTTCCCGTCTGGAGACCTTGGCAACACCTGGTTCGGCACCACCCCTGCTGAGTCTGACCTTATGGGTGGCTCCGCCGCAAACGTGTCTATCACTGACACTGGAGTGGCTGTCACCACGGCTCAGAAGATCGATCCAGTCCAGGTCGAGACTATCGTGTCTCAGATCTGCCTCCCCTCCTTCGAGGCTGCAGACCAGGTCTACATCATGGACACCAAGGCGTCTGCCTAGCCTGAAGTAGCAGGTCTGAGAAAGCAGGGCTCGCCATACTTACCTTTCCGAGTTGTGGCGAGCCCTGCTACTTTAGCATAGAGGGAAGGTGCAGAATGATTCAAATCACAGACGGAGTCCATCAGTTCACAGTCAGTGAGGGCGCGTTCGAGAATGCGTTCAAGCAGCAGGGCTATCAGGTGCTCAAGCCTGAGAGTCCAGAAGACTCCATCAAGTCAGAGCCTGAGAAGCAGGTAGATCCGCTTGACGAGAAGCCGGTTTCTCAGTGGACTAAGCGAGAGCTCAAGTCGTACTGTGACAAGCATGGCATAGACCTTGAAGGTGTCACCTCCACAGACGAGGTTCGCAAGAGGGTTCTCAGCTATCAGGAGCAGAGTCAGGAGTAGCAATGGACAGCAAGACCGTGGAGGCAATCAAGCGTGAGGCAAGAGAGTATATGTCGCCTTACTTTGATGATGAAGACATAGCTTACTACTATGAGAAGAATGGTGGAGACATCAAGGCTACGATCTACGAGCTTCTCATAGTCAAGTCCGAGGACTCCACGATCTCAGTCGCTGGTCTTAACACCCAGGACACGTCAGCCTACTTCAAGCGTCTAGCTTCGAGGTACAAGACTTACAACTCGGGGGTGCTTGACAGTGGCTAACTTGAAGCTCGAGACTCACAAGCTAGCACGTGAGCTCAAGAAGTCAGGAGTTGACTATGAGTTCCTTCGTCACGAGGAGAATGACTTTGGAGAGGCTTCTGGGCAGCTTACTTCAATAGCTACTATTCGCGGTTTGTACCATGAGTCTAATGCATACATCTCCAAGTCAAATGGAGACTATGGCGTGTCTAGGACTAAGAAGGAGCCGCAGCTTCTTGTGCTTGCGAGTGACTACAAGGACTCCGGCATCAAGATGAATGACGAGGTGCACATCAAGCAGCTTGGTGCTTGTACAGACCAGAAAGTCATTCGTTTGACTGGTGCAGTAGACATCGGAAACTGGGGGCTGATTGTAGATCTGAGTTTCGAGGAGGTTGACGATGGCGATAACGTTCACTGACACCTCGATGCTTGACAAGCTTCAAGCAGTAGCTCCGCGACTTGGTCCGGCAGCAATGGCGATAGCATCTGCTTCAGCTTCTGAGCTACGATCTTACATGCAATGTCATAGGCCATGGACTGACAGGACTGGCAAGGCTAAGGTGATGCTAGATGCAGTAGCTTCTAAGCCAGACGAGAACACCATCAGAGTCACCTTGGTGCACGGAGTCTCCTATGGCATCTGGCTTGAGCTTGCTCATGAGCAAAAGTATGCCATAATCAAGCCTACGATGCAAGCCAAGTCTAACGAGTACTTCCAGCAATACCAGAAGCTGCTCGAGAAGGTGTTTGGCTCATGATAGACACCAAGGTCTTCAAGTACGAGAACTCAAGGCTAAAGGACTTGTACAAGTTCCTGAAGTCGAAGGGCTACTCGGTGTACTGGCCAGCTCAGCATCAAGGCGACTGCACGTCTCCATACATTGTCATCAAGTACAATGGCACGTCTGGGCAGTTGGCAAACATAAGCTCACGAGCTGACATCTACAGTCTGCTTTGCTACGTGCCATTCAATCGGTACTCGTACATCGAGGAGTACATTCAGAAAGTCAAGGCTGACATGAAGGAGCTGGAGCCATTGTTCTTGGTCTACGGTGACCAGCAGCTCCCAGCATACTTCGATGATGCTAACAAGGGACATTACGTCGAGATAGATTACAAGAACTACAAGTCTGACTAGGAGGAAGCAAAATGGCTGGAACCGTTACTAAGCCAAAGGCGGAGATTCCGACTATTGATGTTGCATTGGTCACCATTCAGATCGGTGACAATGAGTTTGGCTTTGACACGTCTAACAAGGTCTCGGTTGAGGCTCAGACCAACACCACTGACGCAGTTAAGCTCATCATAAAGGGAAAGCTGAAGGCTCAGAAGAAGGCGAAGACTACTCTTACTGGCAATAAGATAACGCTCACTGATAACGTGTTCAATCCTGATCTTGCCATTGCAATCCAGGGTGGCACTGCAGATTACGATGATACTACTCACAAGCTCAAGAGCTATACTCCTCCGGTTGTTGGAGACAACAAGGATCTTCCGAGCTTCATTCTCAACTGCTACTCTGCGCAGTACAACGCAGCTGGTCAGATCGTAAACTACGAGAAGATCAGCTACCCCAACTGCACCGGTCAGCCTGTCACGTTCAGCTCCGAGGATGACACGTTCCGTGCTCCTGAGTACACTATTGACAGTGCTCCTGCAGATGGTGAGGCTCCGTACACCATCA